TTAATGTGATTCCTCTTTTTGTTTGCCTTGTAAGATGCCACTGATAAATGTGGAAGCATCCTTCTGCATGTTTGGCATTAAATGTGAATAGGTGTTAAGTGTAACCTGGATATCTTTATGTCCTAACCTTTCTTGAACAACTTTAGGATGAAACTTTGTTAACAGTAAGGATGCATGAGAGTGTCTAAGGTTATGGAATGGGATATCAGGTAAATCAAGCTGCTTTAAATAAGCTTTGAACTGTCTTAAAAGGTTTCTTGGATTGATTGCATTCCCTGTATCTGTACATACAACTAAATCTCGGTCTGTATAGAGCCCTCCGCATAAGTTCTTCTCTTTCAGTACACGGCTTCGTTGTTTCTTCAGTATATGGATATCATGTTCTGATAAGTCGATGGTGCGTGTGCTTGTCGATGATTTTCCACCGTATTTTGTTTGGCCGCCAGAGTGTTCTAATGTTTGAACAATTCTCAAAACACCATTATTGAAGTCTATATCCTTAAAACGTAAACCTAAAATTTCACCTTGTCTAAGCCCGAAAGAAATCGCTAACCAAAATGCGATATAGTAACGACTGTTTTTAGTGTGATCCAGGAATAAAGACATCTGTTCCGCTGACCAAACTTCAACTTCTTTACGCTTAACTGATGGCTTCCTAACTTTTTCAACTGGGTTCTTTTTAATAAACTCATCTTGGACAGCTGTTTTCATTACATTGTTGAGTACGTGATATATCTTCTTTATTGTGGCAGCTGATAAGCCGGCATTAACTAACCTTGTTATAAATGCTTGTACCTTTTGAGTTGTTATATCGCTTAGTTTCATGCTTCCAAAGGCGGGGAGTATATGATTTTTCAAATTATAATGATAAACCTTTAGAGTTTGGTTGCTTACATCTGGAGTTTTGATGTTAAGCCAATACTCAACCAATTCCTTGAAGGTTGAATCATTATCTTTAAGAAGATCCCCAGAGTGATATAACTGGAGATCTTCTCTTAATGCTTCTTCTGCATCTTTCTTTAACTTGAACCCACTTCGTTTACGCTGCTTCCGTCTGCCGTTCTCGTCTTTCCCTATATCAAACACATAGTACCAATTGCCGTTTCTCTTATCTTTTTTTACTGATGCCATTAATCGTTCTCCTTTTTATTTTTACCAGCTAGGGCGCTCTCCCCACCCGGTATTGCTTTTTTCGTAACCTTCTTTTAATGCACTGATAACATGTTCCTTAGCGTCTTTATTGAACTTTGTTATATCTTTACGGAATAAAGAAACTAGAAATCGGAAGTTATCAGGGGAATCTCCCATTGATAACATCAGCTTATGAAGATTTTCGATGACTGTGCCGAATTCACTAGGATTTATCGTATAGTACCAATCAAGGTCGTTTTTAATCTCATTTATTTTTTTATTTATCATTTCATCATAGCTTGCATGTTGCTCTTGGATTCGTATAGCTTCAGCTTGTTCAAGTAAGTGTTTTTGGTACTCAGGATCATTCATTAACTCAATTTCCCGTTCGATCCAGGCTTCTTCTGCTGCCTTTTCAGCTGCTATTTTTTCAGGAGACTTAAAACCAAGAGCTTCTAAGTACATTTCTAAATTCTCTTCTGCGATTCCGAGCTTTCTAAATAGTTCTAATAATGTGTTGTAATCCGGATTCTTGTTGTGTCCATTTTCAATTTGACTAATGTACGCTCCGGACTTACCTAACGATTTTGATAGCTCTTGAGAATTGATCTTCTTTTTCTTCCTATAGTATTTGACCACTGATCCTAACTTGTTTTCTTCATCAATCTTAATATTATTATCCATGATTATAATGTCACCTCAAAAATAATCATAACATATGGTGAATAAAAAGAATATATTTATTATTTTCTTATGGATTACGATAAAACTTTAATAAAAATAAAAAAACTTTCATGAAAAGTATTGAAATATTAATGAGTGTGGTTTATGATTGGATTAACCCGAAAAGGAAAGGGTTAAACAGGAAACAGAAGAGAGGTGGACGGATGAACCAAGAGGAACTAAACCAAGAGCAACTGGAAGAAATCTTCAAAAAGGTTGCGCTTGATGTTCAAGATATTCGCAAAATTACTGGGGCTGGAAGAGATACAGCATATGCCCTTTGTAAGAGTGGGAAATTTCACGCAGTGCGGGTAGGGAAAAACAGAATCAAAGTACCAACAGAAGGTTTCAAAAAATGGTGGTACGGTGAGCAACAAATCGCTCAATAGGACATAACAGCAACACCGCAATACATAATCGCAATACATAACTTGTTCCATAAAACTGGAGGATGAACTATAATGAGATCATATGTTCTGTGTGAACTAAAAGAGATCCTATATTCAGATTCGGGTTAGTGGTGACATCGCCACTGTCTGTTGCTCTGAATTAGTGACACACTACAGGGGGTTATTCGGATGATAGCAAAAGAGAGAGAAGCTAAGAAACCAGAAGTAGATGCAAAGGTACGTCTTGAAATGTCAGATATTAATGAACAGTATGAACAAACTGACGCATTAATTGATCAATTAATCAACAGTAGCTGTTCGATTGAACGTGAATGGGCAGCAATGTATCAGATCAAACGTAAGCAAGACAGAGGCGAAATAAACGCACATCAGGCGCTTAAAGCAATTGGGAAGCTTGATCCCAAGTCTCAAGAAATGCGTGTATTCACTTACATAATTCCGTTGTATTACTACCTTAGAATGGCTGAATACTCAAATCTTGCAGAAATGTCGACAGTTGTTGATCTTGATTTTATTGAAAACAATGAACAGATTAAAAGCTCCTTTTATAACCGTCTGATGGCTTTGTTGGGCGCTTCAGCATTCAGTCAGAATAAAATGACTCAAGCTCGTTTTTATTGCTCATACGGCATTAATGTAACGAATATTGATAGGCTTGTCGCTTATAGCTATCTAACTTTGGGTAACACTTATTTGCTTGATGATTATGAAAAAGCAAAAGAATATTACCTGGCCGGTTTAAAACATACTGAGAATAACCCCTTGGCAAAATTACAGCTAACTAGAAGCCTTTGTTTCTTGGAAAACCATTGGAATCAAGAGAACTTTTGGCTAAACCCTGATTCAAATGAAGTTACAGATATCCAAGAAATTGCACATTATCACATCAAAAAAAACAACTTGCAACAGGCTAAAGAAATATTGGAGAACTTAGAGCAGCAACCGAATATTCATAATGACTTTGGCATTCATTTTTATCTAAAAGGACTAGCTTATGAAGATAAGAGATTCTTTTATGAGTCTATAAAACACTTTAAGCTGTCCGGCGATCTATACAGCGTACGCTTACCTTTGGATAAATTAAGGGAAATGGGTGAGGACGAGCAGATTTTGGATTTACTTGCCCTTTAAATCGCGCGATATCACTTGAAAGGAGGTGAAAACTATATGAAAAAAGTATTTATCGGTCTTACTATCGTAGCTTCATTGGCTGTTGGTTTCGTTGCAGGTCAACAAACAACTATTCATAGCGCATCAGGGGAAGGAACATTCCATGTAGCAGGTTTTGGACGTGGTGCGTAAGCATTACATATCCATTTGAAGGGGTGAGCGATTCGTTCACTCCTTCTCATTACATATTTTTAGGATAAAAATAAAATAAGTGAATAAAAGGAGAAATGTTATGACAAACGAATTATCAACAGAGTTCAAATATGATTTAGTCGATCAATCAACAGCTGAATTTCTGAAACAGAAAGAATTCAACATGCGTGAGATTGTAGGCAAGGCTTATACCGAGCTAGGAAGAGAGCTGAAGGAAGCGCAAGAAATGCTCGCTATGAATGGGTACGGGTGTTTTGAGGAATGGTGTATGTCTATAGGAATTAATAGAAAGGCAGTTAATAGGTTAATACAACGATATGAATTGATTGTGACAAATTGTCACAATCAAGAATTAATAGAAGACCTACCTGTTTCTCTAACATATGAAATAGCTAAACCTTCATCAGAATCAACAGAGTCAAAGAAACAAGCTAAGGAAGCAGTCCTAAAAGGTGAAGTCAAGACATTAAAGGAATACAAAGAGCTTGAAGCTAAGTTGAGGAAAGCTGAAGAGGATAATAAGAATCTTAGTTATGAATTAAGCCAAGAAAAGAAGAACAGGACAGTTGTTGAAAAAGTCATTGATAACACTGACTACAAACAAATAGACACATTAAAAAAAGAATTAGAGTACAAAAATAAAAAATATGAAAACTTATCAAAACAAAAAATGATCTTAGAGCAACAACTTGAAAGCAGTGATGTGAAAGTAAAAGAATACGAGGAGCTAACAAACAAATTAAAGGCCGTAACAAGAGAACAGGATGATCTAGGGAGACAAGTTGAGGCCACTTCAGAGCTTTCTGAAATGGTTTGGGAGATTGAAAAACTACTAAAAGGTAGTTTAGCGCCTGTAAAGTATGCAAAGGCCATTAGGAATATGAGTGACAATCAAATTATAATGAACAATCTTGATTCTGTAATCGGGCATGTGGAATCCTGGTGCAAAGAAATGAGAAAAATTACGAATAAAAATAATATTATTGAGGTGGTTTAATGTGACGGAAGATATTTTTGATCTACAGGATGAGCTTAAAGAGGCTGAAATAAATTTAAAAGCTGTTGAAGAAAAACTAGTAGACCATGACATTCTAGTTCTGAGACGTGAGGAATTAAAGGAACAAATCACCGAAGTAAAACGGTTGATCTCTAATCATCCTGACAATAAAGGGGAGAGATGAGCGCTCTGATGAATTCGCATAAGAAACACCTTGAAGAAAAACAATGTTCCCTCAAGGTTTTGCAAAAACAAATTGATGAGGTATATGAATTAGAGCCAAGAAATGCACTCGAACTCGAACGAAAAAAGGTTGTATTGAAACGAGAAATTGAAGACTTAAAACAATTGATTAAAGGTGAAAACAGAACTGTATTAGACATTGTTATCAGTGGAATGCTTGATGGACAATACTACGAACATATGAAAAAAGTTTCTGGCTATACTGTGGATTACATAATTGATGACTGTATAGTCATGGAATATGTAGAAGAAACAATTACAAATGACTACTGGGAAAGAGTTAAGGCTATTAAGAATGAACTATGGAACAATATCCTAGAAGAGTCGCCATACTTGGAGAGTAGAGAAATTGATGAGCATGTATTTTATATTCCAGTGAGAAAGGGATATGAGGGTGAAGGGATAAGAAAATTTATTAGTGTTTTTCAAAATCTAATTGGCAATGAGATTACTCTAATATTCAAAAAGGAGAGTAATAGATGACAGCAAGAAGAAGTGTGCGTATCGACTTAGCAGCATCAGCAAACGGATTTAAACGGATCAGAGAAGATAAGTCGCTTTATTATAACCAAAAACATAATGCAATACTTAGCACGAATGGTCACATAGCAGAGGTTATTAGTCCTCAACCATATGATTCAGTGGTTATTGGGCTGCCTTACATATTGCGTGATGGTGTTTGCAAGAAAGTTACATACAGAAAATCAACGGAAAATTTAAAAAATGACATAAGAATAATGCTTGAGAACCTGGATAAATTCTCATCTAACGGTTTTCATCAAATGACTGTTACAGAACGATTTGATACCGGTTTAATCAAGCTATCTTCTTCATATTGTCCGGAAGCTTACGCTGATATATCGAAGTTTAACGGTAGGAATGTGGAGAGTGGGGAGCAACTGTGGTGCAAACTTGAAACAAATGAAAACAGAGCGCCGATTGTTACAGCTATTGAAAACAGTAAGCCGTCAGAATACTTGAATTTAATTTAAAAGGAGAGAATGCTTATAAAAATTGAGGTTTTAACATCAGGAAAAACGTTCAAGAATTATAAAGTGCTTTGCAGAGAACTTGGGCTAGAAGTAAAACGTTCAGGGGATAGTCGAAAAGCGCAGTTTAAAGAACTAGAACGGTACTGTACATATAGCAAAGTTGGTCATTCCATAATTATAGAGGAAGTCTTTGAGCAGCCTCTTCAAAAAATGAAACGGCAGGGGAATAACACTGTTTATAGTGAACTGTTACAGCTCCTTATATTGGATATGCTTGCCCAAAGCAAGAATGGAAACATGTCTATAAGTAAAGGACGATTAATAAAATCAGTGAGCTTGGTTAATCAAAATTATAAGTATTGCTTTGAAAAAAGAAAGTCTCTAGCTAGATATGCAAACACGGATACAGAAATTGTGAAAGATTTTTACGATAGTAGCAATAATAGCTTCAAGAAAGCGGTTGTACAAGCCCTAAACAAGTTAGTTGAGAAAAGGCTAATCATGTATGACGTTATTACTAAGGTTTGTGAAAAGGGGAAATTCAGACCACGTAAAGCGTCCTCGGCCGAGAAGAAAATGATTATGGCATGCGAGAAAAAAGTGCTTGATGAGCTTGGTTATAAAGAATTAAGTCATGTGCGTGTATCAAGGCACTGGAATGAATTTAAACGGAGATCGGAGACTCTATTAAAAGAATGTAGCAATCTCAAATATTACTTTGCTGCTTATGACATCACCGCAAATGATAAATACATTGAAAATGAGTGTGAGGAGCTCATTGGTTTTCTGTTGAAAGAAATTGAGCGGGTTGACTATAAGGAGAAACTGAATCATACAGCTTGTTCAAAGTTATTGAAAAATGCGGAAGGTAGACACAAAAAGTCGTATTCAATATTTAGAGAAAACAATTATAGAATCAGTGAAAATTACATTCGTGACTTCAAAAAGCTAATTGACCTCCTTATAAATGAGGACGCTGAGAGTATAAGCGATGAAATTGAACAGATGGAAGCCCAAGATGATCTATCCTATGATATAGCGCAGTCTTTGCCAAGTGGTCTATAAAAAGTAACGGTTTAAACTTCCTATAGTATAAACAAGAAACACAATAGGAACATTAAACCGTCAAATTTTTGAGTTTAAGTATTACATAGAAAAAAGAGTGTGAAACACCAGTCTGAAGGGGGTTTGGGGGATGGTTGGCTGTAAGGTTAATAATTTGGAGCGTAGCGAGGGATTATTAACCTAAAGCATCCCCCAAGTGTTCTTTGATCATTTGAAATTAAGAAGAGCCTAGATGTACAAAGTAAACTTTGTCCATCTTCTCATCATGATTAACAAGTTAATCATTCTTCGGAATAAACAATTGGAGGATTACTTATTGAAAAATGAAAATTTAACTAAATCAGTGTTCGTGTACTCTTTAGATTCATCTGCTTTTTATAATGATAAAGAAGAAAAATTAAATCAAGATTTGCTTCAACTTCGCCTTTATAAAAAGTTTTTGCAGAAGTTGGCTAAAAAAGTGGCAAAAATGAATGATTCAAATGTATCCGATATTCATTTAAATCTAACTGGTAAGCTCTTTGAGGAAGAAAGAAGCTTTAAGGAATTGGAACAATCGCTAATTACATATATCAAGAAAAAAGGTGAAAGTGAGTCCAGGCTTTCGAATGATATTGATGAGCTAATGGCCTGCAAATACAACAAAGCGAAAATCAACCGTCTTAAAAAAATTACTAACTGTTGGATTAACGAAAAGAAAGATGAATTAATTGAAGAGCAACAAAGTTTCAAAGGGACAAGAACCCTTAGAGGTGATTCGCTTAAAACAAAAGATGGAGAAGTTAGATCACAAAGGGTTATTTCTTTATTTGATTCAGTGCTAATTAGAACACTTGGATTGGACTACGATCAGATCACTGAGGAGATTATGATAGTTGAATCCTTTTACCATAACGTTTTTAGAAGCTTGGTTCAGAATGGTTATTATTTTAATAATGAAAAATACGTTTACTATGCTTCATCAGCAGGACAAATTAGACAAAAGAAGGGTGTATTCATCAAAGAAAAGACGTATCTGAAGAAGAAAAACACTCTGATGTGTGGGCTTAGTGAAGAGGTAATTAATTCTAAGGGCGGCATGAGCATTAACAAATGGATCGCTTACCTTGCCTTATCAAATAGCGCCAGTACATTATGGGAAGGGTTTAATATTGATGAGTGTATAGTTGTAAATGATTTTGAGACGGATGTGTCCACTGAGGTTGATTACATAAACGATGAAACATACGAAATTAAAAGAGAGTACAAGTCTATTCCAATAAATCATACGGATGGCTGTGGAATGATTCTCCCTGAGCTTTCGGAGAGTGCATTCATGTTTAGAGCCCCTTTTATGAAAGGAATGTTAGTCCCATTTCCATTTGATGAGTATTCTAAATTATGCCGGAAGACCAAAATTAAAGATATATACGGCAAGGAATGGGATATTGTTAAAGACGGTATTAAAATTATCCTAACGAAGAGTCAGTTTAAGCTCTGGAAACATTATGATTCATGGGATGATTACAAATCCAAATTTAAGAAGTATGAGTGTCAGGCAGCCAAGCTGAATGAAGAAGAGGATGAATTTAAAAACAGTGAACTTAATTATCAAATGATCCAGACACTAACCGACACGACAGATGAAGAATTAGATAAGCTTTCAGAAAACACAGTGAAGAGGATCCAAACGCTTTACAAAGATAAAGAATCAATGCTTGAGGTTATTGGAGCCGTTGAAAGCAATGCCCATAAAAATAACTTTCAGAAAGCTCATTTGATTTATCCTGAGTTGCTTAATGATAACCATTCAAAGGAGATTATTAAGAAGAATAAAAAGCGTTTGGTGAAGGAAGCAAAAGCAGGAAAAATTCTGCTAGAAGGCTCTCATTATACTTTTATTATTCCAGATTTGTATGCTGCTTGCGGTTATTGGTTTTGCGGTGATTCTGATCCAAAGGTTTTGCTAAATGACGGAGAGGTTAGTTGTAAGCTTTTTAATAATCAGCAAAAATTAGATGTGTTGAGGCCTCCTCATCTATCTAGGGAGCATGGCATTAGGATCAACAAGTTAAATGATGATCTTAAAGACTGGTTCATTACGAAAGGCGTGTATACGTCCACTAAAGATGCCTTGTCAAGACTTCTGCAGTTTGATGTGGACGGAGATAAAGCACTTTTAGTTAGCGACAGCACTTTTGTTGAGATAGCAGAAAGAAATATGAAAAATGATGATATCGTTCCTCTTTATTATGAAATGAAGACAGCAGAAAACCAAGAAATCAATAACGAGAACATCTATAAAAGCTTGGAACTGGCTTTCGAGGTAAATATTGGTGAATATAGCAATAACATAACCAAGGTGTGGAATAGTGATAAGGTTGATTTAGACGTGATCAAATGGCTTACAATGGAAAATAACTTTGAGATTGATTATGCCAAGACCTTATACAAACCAACCCGTCCTGAACATGTTAGTCAAAGAATTAATGGTTTCCTGAAAGGGACTTATAACAGGAAAGTTCCTCACTTCTTTATTTACGCAAAAGACAAGAAAAGAAAGAACGTCAGATCAAGAAATGATTCTGTAGTTAATCGGTTGGGTGAAAAAATACCGAATAACAGGGTGAACTTTAAGAGGCTGGCGGGAGAATTTGATTACACAAAACTGAAGAATGAGAATGCTACTCTTGGGCTTGATCAAGAGGTATTGACACGATTTAATGAACTCTACAAGTTGTATTCGAAGCAGCAACAGGAATTAGGTACAAAGGGAATTCTCCTGCAAATAAAAGATGAATTACTCAAAGATTATAGCAAAAAAAAGGTTGAAGATACAATGATTGTGACAGTCTATACAATGCTTGATCGTAATAAGCACTGGAAGGCCAAACAACAGAAAAAACAAAATGTTTCTCGTCAAGAAGCAGAATGGCATGTAACAAAAGAGATCAGAGAAACCTTGCTGAGTATTAGAGACAGCAGTTACATAACAGATATATTGGTGGAGTATCTATTCAATACTAAATGCTCTAAGCATAAGGATACACTATACAATTGTTTTGGGTATAACATTGTAAGGAATTTGAAAAAGAACATTCGCAGAGCTATTAAATGTGTTGATTGTGAGCGGGAAATCGAAAAGGGAACTAGGTGTGATAAGTGTCAAAAGGATAGGGAAAGAGAGTTAAATAAGCTGAGAAAACGAAAAGAACGTAAAAATAAAAAATGTCACGCTTAAATTACAAGAAAATAAATGAAGATGGATAAGCCCTTGATATACAAGGGTTTTTCCAGTTGTATAGTGATATCTATAATCTTCTTCTAGGGAAGAAAAAAGAAGTATTGATTTATGGATAATTATTTATACGGTTCCGTTATTATAATTTATCACAAAAATCCATACTATGCAATTTCGACCCAAACATTGTTTAATTCAACTTTGGACATCTATAGTCTTTTGGTTATTCCTCCTAAATAATCAAAGAATGCTGATCACTATGATCAGCCCCCCTTATTTTAGATAATTATTTCAAATAAAAATTTATTGATGGAAGGAGGACTATAAGTGGAAATTGATAGACATAAGCTATGGCTAGATATTCGCAAAAGAAGGTTAACTCAAACGGAAATTGCGAAAGAATGCGGTTGTGCTCAGTCAAAAATCAGCTCCTTTTTGAATTATGATTCAGATATGTCACCTGAGCTTATTCAAAGAATGAAAGACTTTGTCTACTCTAAGCCTGAGTATGAAAACGGAAAGCGTAGAGTAATCAAAGTGATCTAATTCTTTGTCGTTACTACATTAAACAGCATTGCGGAAACAATGTTGAAGAGATGTACAAGCCGACTCCAGCGACGTTAAATAAATGGTTTCGGGGTTTCATTAGTTTTACTCCTTTGATTTTATTTTTATTCTTATTCCGAGCCATTTTGGTTCGGGGTTTCTCCTTTTGACATGACTATGTGCGGGGCATCCTCAGTGCCCCCGTAATCGTGTTTAAATGAGAAAAAACAATTGGAGGAATAATAAAATGAAAGAAAATAAGGTTACTGATACGAAAATCCTCAAGTCAGGATATTACTGTAAGAAATGCGATTTGTTTTTTGAGAATACATGGGATATGGAATGCTACTGTCAAGGCGAAGGATGGTATAGAGCTAGTAAAGCGATTTTGATGTTAGAGAAGGTGCTCGGTAATGGAAAATAAAAAAGAACAACCAAGATGGGGCGAGCCAAATGAGAAGTTTCAAGAGTTGGTTAAAAATATTGATCCAGAAGTATTAAGAAAAGCGAATGAAAAAATAAAAGAGATGGCCAATGGTAAGCCTCTTTATAGATTTTAATTAAACATTTAGGAAGGAGGTGATGATATGAGCAAATTAGCAAATGACTTAATAGGCATTTTCAAGCTCGTTTCAAGAGACAGTGAGTTAATGAATCTTGCTTATTATAAAGAGTTGAGTAATCCAGCTAATATAGATGTGCAGCAAAGAGATGATTTTGATGACATCCTCAAAGGAATTATTGTTAGAGCTCCTAAATCTAACGATTTAAAAGAAGATGATCCTCAATGTCGGATCTGCATGTACTTTGGTAACGGCTATACTACACACAATAAGCGTATTACTTCCCAGGATGTAATGATTGACGTATACACCCATATTGATCATTTTGAAGACAATGATCCTAGAAGTCCATTGTTTACGATAAAAATGTTGCTGGTGTGGGTAAGGTTGCTAATATCAATAGAATGTTGATAGCTAATCCCCCTGATGGATACCTCGGCTATAAACTCATCTTTTCCTTTGGAGCTCCACAATAATGGAATATTCAAAGGACTTCTTTATTTTAGGTACTCCTATTTCAACAGATATAGGAGAGTGCCACTTCATTAGACTTAAAGATTATCCTCAGTTCGTAAATGATCTCTCTCAAATGGTTAAATCAAAATCTGAAATAATAGCTGAATTTCAAGAAAACAATAAATTTGGTCAATTGGATAGCTTGATCAATGATTTTAACGCTTCAACTTTGTTGGACATAGTTAATGTGATGGATCAGTTAAGAGCCTCTTACCAAAGAGTGTTTGCGAAGGTGTTTAATAACCCTGATGCATTCCAAGCTGTAGACGAGAAGAACTTTTACGATATCCGCAAGTTAATTCTTGATATGCATTGTTTAAAAGAAAAAAAGGTTAGCAAAAACTCTGAACTTGAAAAATTCAACAAGAAAAGTAGAGCGTTGAAACAGTCTGAGAACAATTATGATTTCTCCGATATTGTTAGTTGTGTTGTTCAATTTACTGGGTATTCATCCGCTGAAGTTCTTGAATTAACGCTTCCCCAACTTCACTCTCATTTTTTCAGAGGCGCTGCTTTTTTAAATAGCTCTGCTGCGATTGTACTCTCTACTGTAAGTCCGGAAGCTGCCAAAAACATTGGTTCTTGGAGTCAACATATAGATTTATTTGAAGAAGAGAAAAATTACATAACTAAGAAAGAAGCAAGAAACTTAGAGAAATTATTCTCAAATTAAAAAACAAGGTGGAATTTTAATAAATGAGTAAAAAGACAGTAATTCATGATGTATGTAACGTTGTTATGAAAAGAAAATCTGACGGGAAAGTTATTGCAACTGCTGAAGCACAAACAACTAGCCTGTCTCAAAGTATCCAGGAAGACTATTTAAAAGGCGGATGGGGAAACCAAAACCTTTATCAAATTAAGTCCGACAAGAATATTACAGGAACAATCAAAAATGCTTTCTTCAGCTTGGATTGGTTGGCCATGCAACAAGGAGTCAAGGTTGAAAATGGGACGGTGCAAGTATGGGAGGATGAGACGCTTACTGTTGAGACAGATGGAAAAGTAACTCTTAGCAAGACTCCAGTTGATGCAGTTTCTTTCGAGAATAGCGAAGGAGAGTCTTATCTTATGGAAACTGAATCCACAGAAGGTCAACTCCCTACAACTTTTGCAAAAGAGGGTGCGAAAGTTAAAGCACGATATAAAATTGATGCTGAAGGTGAAATTGTTGAAATTAAGGCTGATACATTCTCTGAAGCTTATGAGATGGAATATCACACTTTAGAGTACGATCCAGAAACTGAAACAATCCATAGTGATCTTTATATTCAGTTCGATAAAATCTCTCCTTCTGGTGAAGCAGAGCTAAACTTTGAAGCCGGCAACGCAATTACACCTGAAATCAAATTCACAGCGCTTGCAGTTGATAATTCTCTTGGGCGTTTCATTCGGGTTAAACGTAAAGCAGACGGATCAAAAGGTGAGAAACCTACTGAGTCTCCAAAGCAAAGCGTTGATCTTGGCGGCGCAAGTGCATAAGGGAGGCGTTGAAGATTCCTTTCTTAAATAAAGATGGAACTACGCTTACCTCTGCAAAAGATGATGGTACTGGCAACCCTATAACGCCTGTATCAATTGAAAATTCAACTATTCCATTAGAGGTTGATCTTAAAACTGATCAGCCTCTTGATGTTAATGTTGCAAACAAATCATCTATTCCAGTTCTTGTGAGAAACACAGTTCCTATTAAAACTCAGATCCAAAAGTCATACGAGGAATCTGTGTTAACAGATAATGATACTGTGGCAGTTGGTGCAACAAAATCGTACACATTAGATCTTGTTGAGAATTTAGGAGTGTTTAGAACTTATGGCGTTGCTCTGTATACAACACAGACTGACAGCGCAAATAGCAAAGTTACAGTTAGTGCTTATTCAGTACCGAAGAGCATTCCTTTTTATTCATCAACATCAGCAAGTGACAGCACAACTTTAATCAGTAATGCTGCATTTGTTTCAAACTATCCAATTCAAAAACAGTTGCCCTTCATTTGTCCAAAATTGCTATTGACAGTTAAGGCATCTGGAACAGTTGATATTACTGGTTTTAAAATGATTGTTTGGGGGATGGAATAATGACTTTTCATGATGTATGCGGAAAGTTTAAAAAGGTTGATGGTATTGAAGATGCATATTTACTGCTTTCAGAGGAGGACAATTATTACATAAGCCTGAGTGATTTTGAAAAGCTCTTTGAAGAGGATTTTGACGAAGAGCATCCATATGAATCACTTTCAGCAGCTTCTGATAATTCTCCAGCCTGGAAAGACATTTGGGACGATATTTGGACGGAAGACCTTTAATAAGGTCTTCTTTATTTTTAAAAGGAGGAATTAAATGAAATCGAAAAAATTAAGCGTATCAGGTGTAAAGACACTATCAAAAAGTGTTGATAAGAAACAAAAGGTTCAGATAAATGATGAGTATCATGTATACATCTATCCTCAGTTCGGTATGTTCAAGTTACAAAAGATGTTTGAGAATTTTGTGAAATCTCTATTAGAAGCTGAAGAGCAAGGTATTGACTTGAGTAAGATCAGCATGAATGATTGGTTAAGTTTTAATGTCGTGAAGGAGTTCAGTGACTTGGATATCCCTGATGATACTAAGAAACAGTTTGAGTTTTATTACGAGTTAATGAACACTGATCTCCTTTATCCAATCTTTAATAAGTTTCCTATAGAATCACTTGAAAAAATAAACATCATAGCTAATAGACTTCGATCCAATTTTGAAAAATTAGGATCTGCTAAGTCTGAAGAGTTTGAACAGATGATTATTAATACAGTAGCTGAACTAGAAGAAAAATAAAAAATAACCATTCAATTTAATCAAAGTCGATTCGCGAACGACTATAAATGTATAAACAAGGACAGAAAACAACATGCAGGATATATTAGCACCCTCCTTCCATGCTAGAAAAAAGTGATAAATAAGGATAAAAATAAAATAAATAGATTGACGATAGTAAACGTAAGTGTTATAATTAAGTTAAGAAAGGAGGGGAAATGAGTATGGAAAAGTTAGAGCTTATCCTTCGGGACTTGGCTTGGGTGGTTGCAATCCTAGCAGGAATAACAACCATGATCAAGAACATCAAGGACTTGAAGGCAAGCAAAAACAAAAAACGACGTTCTCCCGCCAAGAAGAAACGTCGCTCATAAGCTAGAGGGGATTTATTCCCCTTCTCTTATTATTATAACACTTTTCATTCCATACTCAAAACACATGAAAAAATTGGTTGATGTCACAACAATATTCTTTTTTATTCTGTTCATTATGCTGTTTTCGAATTTTGATTATGCTCATCTTAGCACCTTAGATATACTAACAATGGTATTAGCGTTAATCTGGTTGGTAGTTACTATCATAAACATTATCCTTAAGTGGAGGAACCTTAGAAATGACTAAGATTGTTTTTGACAGCATTGATGACTTAAAAGATTTTATAGCAAAAGAAATTTTAACTACATCTGAAGCGATTGAGATCATCGGCTGTAGTCGTCAAAACTTAAAACAGTTGGTCGATCGTGAAACATTAGTACCCATTAAAACAACAAGTCGGGATCGTTTATTTTTAAGAGAAGATATTGAAAGTTATAAAAGGAAAAGGTAAAGGCATCCGCAGCAACGGGTGCTTTTTTATTTGTGTTATGGTCACAAGAGAAATGTAAAAAATAAAGTAGGTGTAAAGCAATTATGCTGAACGAAAAAAAGATAAAAGCTATTGGATTAATTGCTGAAGGAAACCTCAGTATGACTGAAATAGCAAAGGAAGTTGGCGTTAGTCGAAATGCTCTGTATCTATGGAGAAAGGATAAAGAATATCAGCAGGAGCTAGACAAAGAGATACAAAATTTCAAACTTTTAGCGCAACAAGAAAGAAACGCAAGGGCCAAGAACTGGTTTAAAAAATTAGAATACATCGCCATGGATGATGACCAAAAGACTAAGGATCAGATAGATGCGCTTAAAACATTACTTGCTTACTCTGAGGGAACTCCAACGTCTAAGGTTGAAATCACTGAGACAAAGGCAAATGAAGTGGATAAAGAAACAATTGAAGATGAGATTAAGATGTGGAAACAATCAAAAGAAGACAAATAAAAAGCCCTCTCCTATGTCATTTAGAAGGGGCTTGTAACTTCTTCTTAGCTCTTATTAGAGTGCTTTTACTGATACCTGTAATATCCTCAACTTGTTTGTATGAATGATCGTTAAGTAACTCTAAGGCGTGTTGTATTTGCTTCTTCGAATACTTGTTAGGTCTACCCTCTCGGAAGTCTTCACGTTGCTTTGCAATGGCTTTTCCTTCCTGAGTACGTTCGACAATCATATCTCTTTCAAACTCTGCAAACCCACTCATAATGGTTAATATTAGCCTTCCTGTTGGTGTGTCTTCAACTAAACCCATGTTTAATACATGAACCTTCACACCCTTTGAAAACAATTCCTTGACTGTATTAATTGCATCTACAGTTGATCTTGCAAAGCGGTCTAGCTTAGTAACAACCAAAGTATCTCCTTCTTCAAGCTTTGATAAAACCTCTTTGAATTTAGGGCGATCAGCTTTAGTACCTGTGAATTTTTCTGAATAGATCACATCGCATCCTTGGTTCTCTAATGTGGCTATCTGTGATTCCAAATCCTGTGAAACTGTACTTACACGAGCATATCCATATTTCATAATAAAGCACTCCTTTTGTGTATCTATTTATGGAACTAAGTTATGACACCTCTTGATACCTTAATTCTACAGGGTTCAAAGGATGGTGTCAATACTTTTAAGATATGACACCGATGAAGATATGAAACATGCTTAAATTTGTATGTAAGATAAGAAATTGCAGGCTGATTTAAGCATGTTTAAAGGGGCTGTGTGAAGAGTTAATGAGTTAGATACCAATAGTATTCAAGCTCATTAAAGTTGCTTAGGATGGCTCACAGTAAGGCATACCCCCCACCATTCTGTTTTTAAAAATGCTGTCTTATCCGATAGCAGGGTACAAATTTTTTGTAGTATTTTTCAAATTTCCGAGGTGATAAAAATAAGTGAGCAAATAAATATCAACACGTCAGAGAATAGACGTTTTCTATATGAATATTTAGTTAAACAAGCAGTTAAAGAGCATGATCTATCTGAATCAGATGCTGAAGAGTTTGCAGCGCATTTAATGAAAAAACGATCAGATGATTTATTTACATATCATGGTTTGGCTTGGGAACTAGGGCAGAAAAACCTTGAGTTCTTTTGTCTATTCTTCCTTCAAGACACATTTAGAGCACCTGGTACATCTGAAATAGCTCCTATTCATAAGCAAATATGGGAAGACATTGAGAATATGCTCCTACATAACACACATGATAAGCAAGTGTACGTCCTTCCTAGGGGTACTGGTAAGAGTGCATTCGCAAACTTGCCTACTGTAGCTTTTTCAGTTGCTAATAAGCTAAGAATTTTTACGCTTGTTTGTTCCTCTACAGGTGAGCTTGCGGATAAATTCATAAAACAGATCAAGGAAGTATTTGTTGACAACATCTATCTCCAATCTTGTTATGGAAAGCTTTTGGATCCATCTAATAAAAAATATATTTGCAACTCCTCTCAGCTGGAGTTTACAAATGGAACTATGGTTGAAAGTATCAGTAGTAAAACTGATATGAGAGGAAGGAAACACCCTGACAATACAAGGATTGAATTAGCTATCCTAGACGATTATCAAAATAATGATGACTGCGCTACAGATGCAAACAGAGAGAAAAAATGGAGACGTTTTGCAACTGATGTTAACTTTGCACTACAAAAGCCTGTATATGATAAAGATGGAAAGTTAATCAGGCAGGGTGGAATCATGGTAGGATGTGGGACAATTCAGCACCCAGAATGCTTTTATAGCAGGTTACTTAAATTGCCAACTTGGAGATCACGAAAAGAAAAAGGCATACTCGTTGATGACATTGATGAAATGTTCAGCTCTGGATTGTGGGCTGAATTTAAAGAAATCCTTTCAGATTCCAAAAATGAGAACAGGCTTCTTCATGCAAAGGAATTTTATTATCAACATGAGGATGAAATGAAATTCCCTATTCTATGGGAGAGTTATTGGAATCCTTTAGACATGGCACTTGCTTATTATGAAGACCCTGTGGCATACAACCAAGAGGTACAAGGTTTAATTACCTCAACAGGACAAAAGAAATTCAAAACAATTATCACTGAGTCTGCTGAAAAGATTGAGAGCCATGACTTTACAAAAACAATGCTGTCTATTGATCCAGCTGGGACAAGAAATAAACAAAAGAAGAAAAAGGACTATTATGCTTTTGTAGTTGGAAGTGTGTCAGACATGAATATCAAGTATGTTCGTAAAGGTACAGTGTTTAAGGGTGAGTATGAGGATTATATGGATTATACTCTCAAGCTCCTTAAAGAATATCCTGATATCAGTTTTGTAAACATTGAGAAAAACGTTTATAACGGTGCGGATGTTATTCAGCTTCAAGAGTTAGTAAGGAATGACCCCCAATTAAAAGGCAGAAAAATTGAGTGGCTCAATAATGCTGTAACCAAAAATAAGGATGACAGAATCAATACCATTGTTGGTGATGTCAATATGGGAAGAATTATCTTTAATGAAGAGGATGAGGAAGCGATACAGCAACTTAGAGATTTTGCTGGTGCGGATTTCTCAGCATACGATGACTTCCCTGATGCAGTAGCTGAATGGTCTAAAAGGATAAATGAAGTTGAAGTAATTAATATCTCGTCAATTCCAAGGAATTGGCTTTTTTAGATTGAGGTGAATTTATGAAAAATGAACAATTGATAACTAAAATGCTTGACCACCTAAGATTAAATCAAGGGCATCATGAAAAGTTAAAGCGATATTACTTAGGTGATCACGATATTTTGCATAGTAAAACAGCAAAAGATCCTCTTAAAGCAGACATGAGAGCTTATTTTAATTATTGCCGCAAGATGGTTCAGAATAGCGTGGGCTATTTGTTAGGTAAGCCGGTTAATTATGGATCAAAAACAGAGAATAAAGAGTTTATTAGCAACATTGATTATTACTTTAGCAATTGGGAACATGCCCATAATATCAAGTTGAAAATTGAGGCATCCATTCATGGGTATGCTTATGAAGCGAATTACATAAACAGTGAGGGTGATTTTGAGTGTGCTGCATATTCACCACTTGAAATGATCGTTCTTCATGATGGGACAATTGAAAATAAAGTTTCGATGGCCATTAGGAAATACAAAGTTCAATTTGATGAGACTGAGTATGTAGAAGTGTGGGACGATACGTTTTATAGCAACTATAAATTGAGTGGTGGGAAGTTGTTGCTCTTAGAGCAAAAACGACACAGATTCTCTAGATGCCCTGTTAGAGAGCTCAAGAACAACGATATTAAAAAATCTACATTTGAGGACATTATCAAGATTATTGACATGTACAATGCTATACATGCCAATGCGGCCAATGAACTTGTTGATCATAGAAATTCTTATTTAGTTTTCACAAACTGCAGCGTTGAATTTGAAGACGCCAAAAAGATGAAAGAAAACGGCATCATTATACTCCCTCATGAAAAAGCGGAGGTAAAGTGGCTTACTAAAGACTTACATGGAACCTTTGTGAAAGATATGCTTAAACAATGGCAAGATGAAATGTATATACAAAGTAATCAAGTAAACCTCAATGAAAACTTCCAAAGCAATACCTCAGGTGTATCCATCCGTTTAAAACTTCAAGAGTTAGAAAACCAATCAGCTATTGCAGAATCCCACTTTGAAAAAGTTCTTAAGGACAGACTAAAGTTCTTTTGTGAATTTCTATCTCTCAAGAAACAAGCCGAATTTGATTATAAAGATGTCAATGTAGCATTCACTCGAAATGTACCGGTAGATGAAGTTGCTATCGCTCAGATGGTATCAACTTTGAGCGGGTTAGTTCCCCATGAAGATCTCCTTTCAAGGCTGCCTTTCATTCAAAATCCTTCTGCTTCAATGCAAAAGTTAATCAAACAGCATGAGACGGTGAAGTTGCACAGCGCCAATAATATGAACACAACAGCAGTACCTAAACAGGACATTTCTGATGAAGAGGATCAAGAACGCCTCTCAAATGGACTGTAAAACAATATGGGAATCTTGTAAAAGGTCAGGGCAAGATATGTGTAAATGTGGGTTAATTACACAAATACAACACTCTATGGCGTGTACATAGAGGGTTAGGAGGAAATATGGATTTAAAAACTGTTAAAGAATTTTTAGAGCAAAACAAAGAAAAGGAAGAAGTTAAATCATATTTAGAAGAACTGTCTGCCGTATCTGCTGATAAGGTGTCAGGGTTTTTAGATACTGATGAAGGCAAGAAAATTTTGCAGCCACGATTAGATGAACATTTCTCAAAGAGTCTTAATACGTGGAAAACCAATAATCTGCAGAAACATGTTGATGAAAAGGTTAAAGAGTTATACCCAGAAAAAGATCCACTGGAATTAAAAGTAGCTAATTTAGAAAAGCAATTGGCCATGAAAGAAATGCGCTCTTTTGCAATGGATAAAGCGCATAAAGAGGGATTACCTTTAGAATTAGTGGATCTTGTAATGGGTGAAGATCAGGAGAAGACTAGTTCTAATTTAGATCTTTTAAAAGGCGTGTTTTCCCAACATATTGAGAATAAAACACAAGAAAGATTAAAAGCCGATGGCATTGATCCTAAAGGTTCACAAGAACCACCGAAGACATTCACAATGGAGCAACTTAAGAACATGTCTGAAGAAGAATATATTAAAAATCAAGAAGCGGTTGACGCTTATCTTAATAGTCAATCCAACTAATTTAATTACATAAGGATAAGGTGATAATATGTCAGTTCAAAATTTCATTCCAACAGTATGGTCAACAAAATTAAATCAAGCTTATGATAAAGCGATGGTATACGGTAATCTCGTAAATAGTGATTATCAAGGCGATGTGAGTTACGGGAATACAGTTAAAATCAATACTTTTGGTGAAATCACAATCGGTGATTACGGTAAAAATGGTGTAGGGGATCCTCAGGAGCTTGATTCTAGTCAAACAGAATTACTTATTGATCAGAAAAAATTCTTCAATTTTAAAGTTGAAGATGTGGATGCTGCTCAAGCTAATATCAATTTGCTAAATGGCGCAATGAATCGTGCTGCATATGGATTAGCAGATACTGCAGATCGGTTTATTGCAAATCTATATACTGAAGTAGATTCTAAAAATGTAATGGGCTCAGATACAGACCCAATTCAATTAACCAAACTAGATACTTATGATATTTTGGTCGATTTAAACACCAAACTTTCAGAAGCAAATGTTCCTAAATCTGAACGTTATGCGGTAGTACCAGAATTTGCTTATGGGTTACTGCAAAAAGATGACCGGTTTACAAAATTCCAAGAAATTCTTTTAAATGGATACATCGGTAACGTTGGTGGGCTACAAATCTATACATCTAATAACGTTCCTGTAATTGATGGTAAGTATAAGATTATGGCTGGTCATAGATCGGCAATTACCTTTGCGTCTCAGCTTAACAAATTGGAAGCGTACCGCCCAGAGAAATACTTTGCTGATGCTATTAAAGGCCTCCAAGTATATGGCGCAAAAGTTATTAAACCAACTGGAATTGCGGTCTTAACTGCATCTAAATAATAAAAATTGAGGGCGGAGGCTAATATCTCTGCCCTTTTTTATCTTAATAAGGAGGAATTAAATGTTTGTATTAAATAAAAAAACAGGGCTCACTTGGAATGTTGAAGGTGAGTTATTAGAAAGGCTTTTAAAGTCGCCAAATTATGAAATTGTTGAATCAAAAGAAAAACCAGTAAGAAAACCTCGGCCAAAGAAGGGTTCAGAATAATGGATAAAACAATAACCCTAAAAATCCTCTTAGATATTGATCGAGACGATACCAGCAATGATGAAATATTGAGCCTGTACTTATTAAGTGCAGAAAATTTTATAAAGAACTATTGTGACGTTGAAAGCGTTCCAAGTGAGTTGGATATTGTGCATTTACATATCGCTGTTTTTCAGTATCGTCAAAATGGGTTTGAAGCTGTTACTGCTGAGAAGATAGGTAACATTAGTCAGACTTTTAAGAGCTCAATGCCAAACCATATTATCGAAGAATTAGATAAATTCATTAGAAATACAAAATACGTGAAGTTTTTTTAAGGTGACAATAATGAAATACAAAGACCTTTATTATTTAATTCAGGTTAAAAGGGTGAAGACAGGCAAAAAGACTGATTGGGGAACAGACATATATGAGGATCAAGAAACTCTAGTTCCATACAAATGTTCTTTTCAGCCTTATGTTGAATCAATTAGTTCTCCAACTGCGGTAGGAAGAATAACTGACATAACCAATATGATCTTCTGCCCGCCTAATGAAAAGCTAGAGAAAGGCGTTAAAGTCGTTCATAAAGGAAAAGAATACGAGGTTCTTTACCCACCCAGAGACTGGGGAAGACATTATGAGGTGTTCGTTAACTATATAGGCGCACACAAGTCCACTAAGTAAACAAACGAAGTGCTTTAAATTTTGAGGCACTTCTTTTTTTTATTTGTAGAAAAATTACTAAGGAAGTGAAAGAACAAGTGTCTCAAAATTTAAAAATTGTATTAACTCCTGTGGCTGACACATCAACTAAGACAGTTCAGCAATTAAATAAAGATATATCCACACTTCAAAATAAAATCAATCCATTGAATCTCAAAGTAAGCTTTGACGACAAAGTTCTTAGAACGCTTGAGAGGTTTTCAAATGCTTTTAAGCAAAGTGAAGAGGCGTTAAAACACCTTAATCAGACAGTCAAAGAAAATATTACTGAGACTAAAAATGCAGATGGTTCTATCACTAGGCTTACACAGCAGTATAAGCGGAGTGGTGAAATCCATGAGAAAACTCGGACAATCATAGACAACTCAACAAAGAGTTTGGAACGGGAATCAAAAGCAGCAAGTAAGCTCGTACAGCAAATGGAGCGTCTTGGCCAAGCTCAAAAGAAAGTAACGAAACAAGATGCAACTGGTCGTGTCACTGGAACAGTGACTAAATATAGAGATGAGTTTAAAGATGTTACCCATAGCACAGATAGACACGGGGCAACTTTAGCTGTTAAAACCACAGAAAACTTTGACCAGCAACAAAAGGCAATAGATAAACTAAACCAAAAATTAGAGCAGCTTAGACAAAAAGGCCAACTATCCTCAACAGTCCTCAATAGACTATCCAGTTCAATTAACGCCGCAAGAACAACCTCTCAAATAGATCAGATCGCTAACAGAATGAAACGCTTGGATGACTCTGCAGCATTAAAAGCTAGAACTAAAGAGTTAGAACATCAATTAAGCCTGTATCAGAGACAAGCTAAATTAAATGTTAAATCTTTGACGGATAGGTATGGAACATCTATCAGTCCTGAGAACTCCAGAGCATTGCAAAACTATATTAATTCTGTGAATCAGCTCAATGTAAAGACACCAAATATTACTAGGCAGATGCAAAGTCTTAGTATGCAGTTTAGAGAGATTCAATCTAATGCAAGCTCATCTTCAAGACAAGTATCTAGTTTTGGTGAGAAATTAAAACAAGCTTTTACAGGAATGCCTGCTTACATGCTAGCCGGTTCTGCTTTATTTGGTGGGGTTACTGCTCTTAAATCAATAGTTTCTCAGGTTGTTGAAATTGATACGCTCATGACAAACATTCGTCGTGTAATGGATGCACCAGACTACAAATTTAATGAGCTTCTTCAAACGTCCATTGAATTAGGGGATTCCCTATCAAATAAAATCTCAGATATTCTTCAAATGACTGGTGATTTTGGACGTATGGGTTTTGATGAAAGTGAACTCTCCACTTTAACAAAAACTGCACAAGTCCTTCAGAACGTCTCCGATTTGACCCCAGATGACACTGTAAATACATTAACTGCCGCAATGCTGAATTTCAATATCGCCGCCAACGATTCTATCTCAATCGCAGATAAGCTTAATGAAGTCGATAACAACTATGCTGTAACTACAATGGATCTGGCTAACAGTATTAGAAAAGCAGGTTCAACAGCTTCAACATTTGGTGTTGAATTGAATGATTTAATTGGATACACCACTGCCATCGCAAGTACCACTCGTGAATCTGGGAATGTGGTTGGTAACTCATTAAAGACGATTTTTGCACGTATCGGGAATAACGAAAGCTCAATTAAAGCTTTAGACCAGATCGGAATTTCTGTAAAGACTGCTGGTGGAGAAGCTAAGTCAGCAAGCGAGCTGATTAATGAGGTAGCAGCCAAATGGGATACGTTAACTGATGCCCAAAAACAAAATACCTCTATTGGCGTTGCAAACATCCATCAATTGTCTCGATTTAATGCCTTAATGAACAACTTTTCCATATCACAAAACGCAGCCACCACTGCGGCTAATTCCACAGGGAGTGCCTGGAGCGAGCAACAGAAATACGCAGATAGCTTACAAGCAAGATTAAATAAACTTCAAAATAAGTTCACTGAATTAGCTGTAGCTTCAGGAGATGCATTTATAAGTGATGGTTTAATTAATGCTGTATCTGTAGTTGGGGATCTTCTGAAAGCTGTCACTTCAGCTGTAAAGGGTATCGGATTCCTTCCAATTGCTTTTATGACAGCAAACTTTGCTTTAGTTGGCTTTAATAAGAATATGCGTCTGCTTCAAACAGCAATGATTTTTGGGGCGAATTCTTTAACTGAAGCCCAAAGAGCAACAATTGGGATAGAAGCGGGAATGACAAGAGCTACAATTGCTACAAGGTCATTTACTGTTGCTTGGAGAGGTATGTTGGCATCTACAGTAGTAGGTGTTGCCTTTGCTGGTATAGGTTTTGCTTTAGAAAAAATAATTACAGCATTCGCTGATGCAAAGAAAGCAAAAGAAGACTTTGAACAAAATCAGCAAACCAATGTTGAAGCAATTACAACCAACAAAGACTCGACAGACAAATTGATCAAACAGTATAAGGAGCTTCAAAAAGCTAAAGATTCCAGAACCCTTACTTCTGATGAAGAACAGGAATACCTTCAGGTTACACAACAATTAGCACAATCGTTTCCGGCTTTAATTAAAGGCTATGATTCTCAAGGTAATGCAATTCTAAAGAGTAATAAGGCTTTAGAAGAGGCTATTAAGAATACCAAAGAATATCTTGAGCTCAAAAAGACAGAGACAAAAGACGGTGCTAAAAAGACGTTCGAAGACGCTTCAAAAGGAATCGAAAAGTCTAAGGAAGAACTGAAGCAGTATGAGAAGATGGCCAAGGAATATTCAAAAGGAAAGAATTTCTGGTCTTTCTTTGAAAGTCCTTTTTCAGATGAAAATGATTATAAGTTGGAAGCTGATAAAGCACAGCTGAATATAAATCGGGTACAAAAGGATATCTCTAGCGGTAATGCAAAAGTTAGGGACAGCGTACTATCCATTGCCGAAGCTTACAGTAAAATTGATATTAGTAATACGTTAAAGGCAAGTATCAATGACATTGTAGGTAAACTCACTTTAAAAGATAATTTGAATCCTGATGATCTCGATAAATTCTCTTCAGCACTGGGTAAACTCCAAGAGAAAATGCAATCAGCGTTGAATTCAAATGATGAAAAAGCATTTGATAACGCAAAAAAAGACCTGCAAACCCTTTTAGAGACCTATGCTGACTCTGGTTCATCAATTGATGTCTTTAAGTTGAGCTTTGATAAGGCACAAAAGAACATTAAAGATGGCGACAAAGCCGTTTCTTCTGTTAAATCAGAAGTTGGTGATTTAGGTGAAACACTTGCTGAGGCAGGTAATGAAGCTGAAGATTTTAGTCAAAAACTAAAAAAAGCGCTTGATACAAATGATATCAATCAGATTAAGGATCTTATTAAAGAACTCTCAGAAGGAATAAAATTTGGCTCTGTTCAAGATATCCTTAATGGAGATGTTTTTAATAACACCAAAGAACAAGTTGCGCCTTTAAATGAGCTTTTAGAAAAGATGGCTGAAGGAAAGAGCATTTCTGCCAATGAAGCTAATGCTCTAATCCAAAAAGATAAAGAATTAGCCAAAGCAATAAGTTATGAAAATGGTGTTATAAAGGTTAACCGAGATGAAGTAATTCGTCAGCGAAAAGTTAAACTTGATGCGTATGATGACATGGTTCGATATAGCAATCACCTAATGAAAACCGAGGTTAACAACGCTATTAAGACCTTAAACGCTGATACGTTAAGGATTGACAGCCTTAGAAAGCTACGAAGAGAGCGTAAACTTGATATATCCGAAGCAGAATTGTCTCAGCTCGAAGTTAAATCAATTAATAATGTAGCTGATGCGAAGAAAGAATTACATAAGATTGAAGAAAAAATGTTGCAACCTGGTGGATTTTCTAACAGCCAAATCTCTGCAATGGATAGCGTTAGAGCTGCTCTTAAATCCTACATCTCAGCATCTGAAGAAGCTACATCTACTCAGGAAACAAACAAACAAGCGTTAATTGAATCTGGAACTTCCCTTGAAAAATGGACAGACGAGCAAGAGAAAGCTAATGAAGAAACCAAAACATCTACTTATGTAACTGATAAGTATAAAGAGGCTTTAGAAAAGGTATCATCTGTAATTGACGAACAAAACAAGAAGTTAAACGACTATGCAAAATGGTCTCAAAAATACAGAAATAACCTAAAGAAAGAAATCAAAGAACTCCAACAAAAGAAAAAGCTTATGCAGGAGCAAGCCAAACTCCTCAAGGATCAAATTAAGTCAGGGAACATTACACAATACGGTATTGTTACCTCTTCCCTTTCCTCTGGATCATCTTCCGGTGGTTCTTATTCTTCCGGTGGCGGGTCTTACTCCGGTAAATACTCCAGCTACATTAATTCTGCCGCAAGCAAATACGGTGTTGATCCAGCTCTAATTGCAGCTGTAATCCAACAAGAATCAGGATTCAATGCAAGAGCTCGTTCTGGAGCCGGAGCTGCTGGTTTGATGCAGCTGATGCCATCCACAGCTAAGAGTTTAGGTGTAAACAATGTTTATGATCCTTATCAGAGCATTATGGGTGGCACGAAATATTTAGCCCAACAACTAAGCAAATTTGGTGGCAATGTAGAGAAAGCACTTGCTGCTTATAACGCAGGGCCTGGTAATGTAATTAAATATGGTGGAGTCCCTCCCTTCAAAGAAACACAGAATTATGTTCAGAAGATCATGTCAAATTACACCAAGTCAATGACTTCTGCTAATTCCTCTATTGCAAGCTACTACACGAAGAACAGTGCGTTTAGAATAAGTTCTAAGTATGGTGCACAAGATGGCGCTTACCGATCAACTCCACATAAAGGTATCGACTTCGCAGCAAAAGCTGGAACCGCAATTAAATCGGTTCAGAGTGGAAAAGTCCAAATTGCTGGTTATAGTAAAACTGCCGGTAACTGGGTTGTCATTCAGCAGGATGATGGAAAAGTTGCTAAGTATATGCATATGCTTGATACCCCTTCTGTTAAAGCCGGTCAAACTGTTAAAGCTGGACAGACCATCGGTAAAGTTGGCAGTACGGGTAATTCAACAGGAAATCACCTTCATCTTCAAATTGAGGAAAACGGAAAGACGGTTGACCCTGAGAAGTATTTAAAAGGTGTCGGTACATCTATTTCAGATGCATCTCAAGCTGAAGCAGAACGACAGCAAGCAATAGCGCAAGCTAAATCCGACCTCCTCTCCCTCCAAGGTGATATCAGTTCTGTTGGAGAACAAATAGAAGAGCTTCAATACGAAATTGTGCAGTCAAAGCTTGATGAGTTTGATAAGCGTATTGGTGATTTTGATTTAGCAATTGCCAAGAACCAAGCCTTAGCAAGTCATTATCTGTCAGACAGTAAACAGTTTAGAAAGTATACTGCAGAACAGAAAAAAGCAATGACTGAACAGCAAAAGATTCAGAGTCAAAAGGTTTCATGGATACAAAAAGAAATTTCAGCCAATAAAAATTTGAATTCTGCCCAAAAAGCTCAACTTAAAGAAGAGCTGAAGCAAGCTAAAATAGACCTTATCAACTTTCAAGAGCAAGTAAGGGAATTGCAAGGGCAAATAGTTCAATCTAAAGTAGATGAAACTTTAAAGTCAATACAAAAATCATCAAACAAGACTGAATCCAAGATCAAAGACGTTGACAATAAAATATCAATGACTGAAAAAGACAAGGATTAGTCAGCAAGTCAAATTAGTACAGCAACAACAGGCTGAGGCCAAAAAATACATCAAGCAATTAGAGGAACAGAAAAAAGCAGCAAAGGGATTTCCGGAAATACAAGAGCAGATTACGAATGAGATCGAAAATTGGAAAGATAAGCAGAAAGATTTTAATCTGGAGCTTTATAACACCAAGAAGTCGATCAAGGACATCTATAAATCCCTTGCTGATGAAGTTGTCTCCATCTACAAAGAGATGTACGAAAAGATGCGTGATATTGAATTAAAAGCGCATCAAAAAGCTACGCAAGACTTGATTGATGAGATTGATAAAACTGATGATGAAGCTAAATACCAAAAAGAGCTCAAAGAAAAGAATCAGGCTATTCAGGAAACCAAAGATAAACTAAACAAACTATCCCTTAATGACTCTGATGAAGCAAAATCACAGGTTAGAGACTTGGAAAAGCAACTACAAGAACAGCAAGAAGCATTAGATGAATTTCTTAAAGATCGTAGCAATACGAAACGTAAGGAAGCACTTCAAGACCAACTTGAAAAAGATCAGGATGCCATAAATGACAAGTATGATAACCTGACAAATGATGAGAGAGAGTTCAAGAAAATTGAAGACAAACTCATGAACGGTAAAATCACTGACATCTCCAAGCAGCTTAATGAATTCTCTAAATTCATTAACAGCAATATGGAGTCCATCGGTAAGAGTATTTCTAATAACCTGATTGACAAGCTTAAAGAAGCTTCTAATGCCTTAAATACCGTTGTCAAAGGCAATACCACCGGTCAAAAGGTTGCTAGGTTTAAAACTGGAGGGCATGTAGGTAAGCTACCAGCGGCGGGTGCTCTCGCAGTAGTGGATAGCGGAGAACTCATCTTAAATGAGTCAGACACCAAAAACATGCTTAAAGCAGTAGACACTGTACGTGAATTGTCGGAAAAAGATTTAAATGGTGCCCCTTCTGCAAAGCCTGATTTAAGTAAGTATAAAGATTTCCTTAGTGATGTTTCGTTTGCTGGTGGTAAGTTTGGAATACCAAGTTTAAGTGCGAACGTTAAAACAAACGTTCCAGATTCTCTTGTTAGCAACAAAACAGAGACTTCTACAGTAAACAACGACTTTAACTTTACAGTAACCATTAAAGAAACTGGGAATCCTCAGAAAGCTGTTGATTTAATGTACAAGCAATTTACAAATGGCCTCAAAAACAAGGGGTTAAATTTCAACAACTCATGAGCCAGTATACATGCTGGCTCTATATAAAGCAGGAAACGCAACTGTTAAAAATTATGTAAAGCTCGAATTTTCAATTACAGAAGTCAGCAATGCAAAAGAGACAGCGAATATGGTGTTCAAGTAAATCACAAATAGTCCGAAAAAAAGGACTTAATTTTAATATTGGGTAACAGTGGTGTACTTCCAGTTCATTTTTCGAGTGGGAAGTACACCCTTTTTTGTCAAGCCATACTTTTGCCACTTATAAGTGAGGGTTTAAGAGCTTTTTGGAGCATTAACTGCATAAAACAAGCATAAGATAGCAAAAATAGGGGAAAAGGGTACTGAGAAGTGGAAAAAACTTGTTTATGATGCCTGATTGTATTACACTTATTGTACATTCACCGAACGCACAATGTGATTGTATAATAAGCAATCATTTTTGTGAGGTGTTTAGATGGATCGGAAAAAGGAGGATGAGAATATGGCTATTAATCATATGACAATTCCTAAAACTCAATCTGAGGCAATGAAGAACATTAGGCGTATTATGCAAAATAAGATGAAGGAAAATCGAATTTCTTACCAACAAGTAGTGAGATCTATCGAAGATGCGAAGAATGGGAGATAA